AGCATCATATGAAATAATATTTCCATCAGTTCCTGGAGCCATTTTCCCTAATGTAATTGCATCATCTTGTATTTCTCCTGTAGCCACCCCTAAATCTTTAATTGTTATTGCTCCTGAACTAGCAGCAAAGTTATCTGAACTAAAGGATGCAGCTCCTTTAGCAGAGGTAGAAGCGTCAGCTAAATTTATTGTAACATCTCCAGAAGACCCACCACCTGACAAATTCGTACCAGCTGTTACAGCTGTGATATCTCCAACTGTGGGTGTTTGGAAAGATGGTACTGCACCTGCTCCTGCACTTGTTAAAACTTGTCCCGAATTACCGGTTGCTACTGCTACAGGATCTCCTGAAGCATCATATGAAATAATATTTCCATCAGTTCCTGAAGCCATCTTGGCTAGTGTCACTGAATTATCGGCTAATCTTGCAGAAGCCACTGATCCACTTGCTAAGGCAGTTGCGTTTAATGCTGTTAAGTTAGATCCATTGTTTGCAACAATGTTTCCACTTGCATCAAGGATCACTGATTTGGAAGCAGGAAGAGTACAGAATACATCTTTAGTCCCTGCAGAAAAGTTTACTGCAGAGTCACTATTAGATGATGAGATAACTGTAGTTCTAGCTAAAGTATCTGGAGTTGCATCAGTAATTGTTCCAAGTCCAACTTCAAAATCTCCGTTCGTGGCTGTAATAGCATAATAAGTAGTATTAGAATTACCTATACCCGCAACAAATGTTTCAAAACCTGAAACTGCTCCTAAGAGATTTAAGGTTCCTGTACCAGTTGTGGTTGAAGTTTCTTTTACTCTGTCGTTTACTACCAAAGCCATTCTTACTCCTTAAAATTACGCTATTCTTAAAATTGCAGCAGATGTTGTGAATGCAGGGAACTGGATTGTAAATGTTCCAGATGTTGCAGTCTTATCTCCACCAAAATCTAATACACAAACTGCATCGGTAGTGTTTGAACCACCATTGGTTTGAGTGTTGTAAATTAAAGCTCCTCTAGCTGTTAATGTTACACCCGTAAAAGATAAATCTGCAAAATCAGTAATAGCTATTGATGATGAAACTTTAACACCTTGATTTACTAAAGCATCACCACCAGCAGTATATCCCGATGAAGTTACTTCAGTATTACTTCCACCCCCTGGGTTAGTTGAATAGTTTGCTGTTGATTTACCTAATGTTGCTGAACTTGTGTACATTGCTAATTTGAATGTATCCCCACCTGAGCCGTTAGCATCAAAATCGTGAAACCCTCGAAGTAGTTCTTTTTTAAATGTGTTGCAAATTGCGTTTGTTGTTATTGCCATAATATTTGTCTCCTTAATTAATTTTGGTTTGGAGAAGGTGAAGGTATTACCACTCTTGGCACACCATCATCATACTCCGATCTTCTTCTTCTGCCCATTTGTTGTAAAGCAAAATTTTGTATCTCTTCATTATACTTCTTTTCATAAAGATTGTACATATCCATAGGACCTTTTAAAAATCTAAAAGCTTCGGATAAAACTCCATGTAGCAACATAGATTCTTGGTGTTGTGATACATAAGTTGTGTTTGTACTAGTAAAATTTGGTGGATCTTTAATATAGTTAATTTGAACAGTGTTAGCAGCAGCTGGAGTAGGAGCAACTAATATAATATTTCCTGTTTGTGTATTATCTTCCCAATTAGCAAAATATTTAGGTTGTCCAGTTGTGCTATCGTTTGGAGCAAATTCAGATATAAAACTAGTATCTCTTTTTTCTAAAAAAAATCTATTATTTGAACTATCTATTACTTGCACTGATCGTATAATTAAAGCATCAGAAGGTAGTGAAACATATCTATTTCCAATTGTAAAATTAGAAGTTGCGTATTTTCTTAAATCATCATAATCAACTTTACCTGCAATGTCTAATTCAACAGATTTTATAAAATCTTGAATTATTGCATCCGTTAGAACGTTACTATCTACTTCAGTGTAGTTTCTTACTTGAGTTAAAAAATTTGAATGTGTTATTGCCATTATGTAATACTCACTGTTACGTTGCCTAAAGTTAAATCTGCTTGTCTTCTTCTATTTTGTAAAGAAGGATCTTGTGGAATCATACTATGTAAAATTGAAGTTACTCCATCTCTAGTTACCTCTACGTATTGTGTTTGAAAAGCAAATTGACCTGGTAATGATAAATTAGCTATTCCAACCATCGAACCACCTGAACTTACTACTGTATCGTCTTGAGGTGCTTGTGGATTTATATTAGATATATCTACTGGTTGTTGAAATCTTTGAGGTCTAGTATTTTGTAATGCAATAGCATCTGCAGTATAATGTCTTCTTCTTAGCTGAGGACTTTTAGGTTCAAATTCTGAAGTATGGACTAAAGCACCAGTCCACTCTTTTACCATTTCGTTATAGGGAAAAGCCATGCCAGATCTATCCGATATTGCTTGTGATCTTTTTCCTGTTGCCCATTTAGCCATACTTAAATTCCATTAGGGTAGAAAGATTGAGGTGTAATAAATGTAGATGCTCTTTGGCCATCTTCATCCAATGCTCTTTTAAGTTGATCTTCATAAATTAATTTATTCTGCTGTACTAAAGTAGGAGCATTTTTCATAGATAAATAATAAGCCAAACCAGCAACCATGCATGGTAAAAATCTAAATACTACATCTGAATCATTAGAGTATGCACCCGCATCTTGAATTCTTTTAATAACGTAATATTTTATATGAGTGTAAGTATTTAAATCTGGTGCCTGGTAAATATATATTTTTGGTATTTCTTGTCTATCTACATAATATTGTGATGGTTGGCCTAAGGCAAGTTTATTAGGTAAAGCAGAGTATGCTGACCTATCCATTTTTGATAAAGCTACATCTTGAGTATTAACTGTATTTGCTCCCGCACCTGTTGTTGAAACAAATGCTTCTAAAACATCACTTACTCCTGCATCAACAGCATATTCTGCTTGTCCTGAAACTAATTGATTTTCATGTAAAGATACTTTCCATAAATGAATTCCTCTGTTTGCCCATTCAGCAAATAATAAATTTAAACTTGTTCTAGCTGATCTAAGACTGTGACCACTAGTAGTGGACATACCACATCGTTCATAGGCTTCTTGTATTATCTCTTCTATAGATAAATCAAATGTTGTGGTTCCTGAAGTTGCCATTATTATCCTTTTTACGGTTGTACAATTTCTTGGATTGTATCACTTTTAGCTTAAACTTTGAAGACCTTAGGTTTTTTGCTATTGGATTTTTTTTTCGCATGTTCACTGTCTTTCATAAGCCTGCCGTTGGGCATATAATGGTATCCTGAAGGTGCCTTTTTCTTTCTTGCCCCTCTAAGTTTACCATCTATTTGTGCTGATATTTGTCCTCTTCCTATTGCCATTATAATATATCCTTTGCGTTACCTAATATAGGTTTATATTTAGTTTTACCCTCACTTCTATATGCATGCAAGAACTGTTTTCTTGGAGTGCCTTCTGTAATACTACAGTGTATCCACCCCGAGTTGGGTTCTCCAGGAACATAGTATTCGACAATCAATTGATCCCATTCTAACTCTCTATGTATCCAATCCGCAAGTTCAGCATTGTCGACTCCTACACATTCGAAATCTGCCGCTTCCGCTTTTGAGTGCTGGCTATTAATTGAGCTACCAATAGCAGTACAAAGTTGAGGTGAGCGGAATCCGCTGGTGACTTTTACTCTACCAAAGTGGTCTCTAACGGGTTGTAATATAGTTTCACAAAGTAATTTTAATTTTTTAATTTGATCTGCATTAGGATTGTTATCAATACCCTTACGTATTGCTGTGTCCGATTTAATAAGCTCTTGTAAACTGAAGTTACGACTCAAATTCATATCTATTCCTATTTTAATATTAATTTAACAATTGATTTTTCACCCATGTAAATCTCTGTCTCTGCTTTAGATTTTATACATTGGTAATCTATACGATCTGTACTTGATCTCATTGCAATACGTTTAGCTTTTAAACAAGTAGACATAGACTCCTGTATTCTGTGCTCCTTGATTTCTCCTGAGACAATCATTAAAAGAGCCACCACAATTTCTGTCATTAGTGATCTCCGTTACCGTTTTTTCTAACTTTGTCTTTTAATTTCTCAACATCAATTAATGCTTTATCTAGTTGAGCTTTTAAAAATTCTATA